TGCGTGAACCTGGCACTATACTCACTGAGCACAATGTCAAAAACGCATCGAAAGGAATACGAAGAAATTCTCAATTTCCTGATCCCTGAGTTGGCGGAGAAGTATCTTAAGTCCCCGCAGACTTGTTTTGTCGACCATGTCGTCCGGCAGTTAGGAAGTGGCTTCCATCTGTCGGAAAACGACATGTGCTCGATAAGGCGAGCTGTCACAGGATGTAAAGTGACTCAGGTTGAGTTCCCAGAGTCCCCCTCTTTTGATGATCTCAGAAAGGTAAGGAAGGTCGCGCGTGGAAAGATGCGTGCGGCTTGGAACCGCGTCCAGGCCATATGGGTCGGCCTGGATGCTCTCTCTCAATTTTACGGAATCCCCCTAGGTTCAGGGGATTTCCGTGCAAGCGCGAGTATGATGTTTGTGCTCGCTCTCCACGACAAGCTCGAGAGCTGGTTTAAGTGGGTGACCTGCCACATCTCAGCGTGGTGCTTAGATAACGAAGACCTTCCGAAGAAGGAATTCGACCTGAGCCCCTTTGAGATCTGGCATGGTTTCCGCACCTGGCTAAGGAAGACCGTACCGAACAACCGTAAGGGTGGCCTTTGGGCCGCCTCAATCGGCTGGTCGGTTCTTCAAAGTAAACGGTCGGCGTTAGCCGTCAGCGAAGAGCTAGTCGCGGAAGCGATTTGCAAGCACAAACTTGCGTTAACACAACCCACTTCTTACGCACCGAGGGTGCTTGAGGAGGAAGTGGCACGTACTGTAGCTGAGGTCTTTTCGGGCTCTGAGTTCTCTACTCGAGTTCCGATTCCCAGCTCGTCGGCACATTACTCCTACAAGCGATCCGATTTCGGCGCGGCGGCGTGCATCTGGGACGAGCTTCTCTCATCACTCCAAGGTGACTACTTGGAAATGATGCTAGAGATGCGTCCCGGGCACGTCGTAGAGGTGCGGGTTGTCCTTCCGATGGAAGAGATCAAGAGCAAGTTCTCCGGTATGGATTTGGAGGCAGTCGATAATGTCTGTCGTATCAGTCCTGTTCTGGAAGCGCTCAAGGTTCGCACTATCACGTGCGGCAATGAACTCCGCTATTGGCGCGCGCACGATCTGGCGCGGCATATGCGTAGAGTTCTGGCCTCCCACGAGGTCTTTTGCCTAACGAAAGGTGTTTCCTTGTCGCGTGCTCTTCCATTTGTACTCGACTCATGCCTAGTGTCCGAAGGCAGCAGTTCCCGACCGTACTTCGTCTCGGGTGACTACAAGGCAGCTACTGACAATCTCAAGAAGAGCTTGTCCCAGCGTGCGCTCAGAGAGATCTGTGCGCATTCCGGGATGCTCAACTGGAGCCAGTTTGAAGCTGATTTGATTGGTCACCATCTCGATTACGAAGATGGTACGGGGATCCATCCACAAGAGAATGGTCAGCTGATGGGGAGTCCCCTCAGTTTCCCTATTCTCTGTGTGATCAATGCTGCGGTGACAAGACATGTCCTCGAACGTGTATCCGGAAGGAGAATCTCGTTGAGACGTAGTGGGATGTTGGTCAATGGTGACGACATCCTGTTCACGCTGGCGAACAGACAGCAGTATCGTTTGTGGGAGAGCTTCGTCTCCGCAGCAGGGCTTGCGCCCAGTGCGGGGAAGAACTATTTCCTACAGGATTACGCTGTGATTAATAGCCAGTGTTACCGCGTAGAGTATGACTCTGCGCCCTTTGGTCTCGCCGAACCGGTGCGCGCAGCCGTAGCACACCCTGTTTATCACCTAGCGATAGGTAATTACAGGGGCCAGGGCCGCGTGCTCCAGAGTCGTGCGAAACTTTTGGAGCGCATGGGCATTCCCACTGCGATTGGTGACAATGTGAACATTCTACTGGAGAGAGCTGGGCCAAAAGCTCAGCTCGCCTTCACTCTTTTGCTTCGCGCAAACGACAACTTTAAGCACTTGAATGTTGTCGACTGGTTCCTCCCTCGTTCTCTGGGAGGTCTCGGTATCCACCCTAGGTTCCGATCTGGTGGCCCCGACGTCCAGAAGATGATTTGGGCCGACTACCTCATACGGTCGTCGCGTACACATCCTCTATGGAAGTCGGAGCTAATCGGATCGCCTGGGGCGGATTTGCGAAGTGAAGATGAACGCAAATTTCTCCAGCAAAGTGGTTACGTCCAACGATTCGGTCTCTCAAGCAACTATCCTTGCGATGCCTCGCGGGAAGCTTCAGCTTTGGGAAATTATATCCCGACTACTGGCGGCCTGGCCTCACTGGCTGGCGCCCTCATGGAATCGGGAGCAGCGCGTACGCTCGATCCAGATTGGGTTGTCGGAGTCTCCTCCAACAGCCTATATCCTCGAGAACCCGATTGCGGGTCTCGACTGGATCTGCAGGTGCGTGCAGTCCCAAAAGCTTTCCGAGCGCAGGCATTCTTCTGTGGTCGTCCCGAACAGGACGACGATGGAGAAGAAGTTGCAGAGGACAAAAGGGCTCAGGGTCGTGAGTGGTCTCGTATCTGGGCGAGGGCGGTCAAAAACTGTCCTCGTTCGCGTGCGATCCGCTCGCTGTCCGAGCCTGTCCTTAGAGAGTTCGAAAGTTTGCTCTGGTCAGTCCGTTACGACTGGTGCAAGCCCCTGAGAGAGTCAACTGTTAATCAACTCAGCCCTGAG